TAAATAACGTACAAAGTTTGTGGCAACTCCTAAAAGAGCGTTAATCGACTTTAGTACTCTTACTACTCCATTTGATTCATCTCTTGCAGCATCTTTAGCGTCCTGGATTTTAGTTTGAGCACCAGCAGTACTGAATATTAGAGGGATAGGGAGTATGCCAAAGAAATAGAGTATAAATCTAAATACTCTTATGAAGAGAATAGCCAACTTAATGATAAACTGTCCGGTAGTAATTACTTTCTGAACTTGACTAGCTATTCTTATGAACGATCTTATTCCGTTATTAATCTCCTTTAGAGTAGGTATAATTTTTGTTACATCTACGAATTCATTTAACCGTGAAATTTGACTCCTAATATCTGCGCCTACAAAATTACCTGCTAAGTTGATTGCGCTCTTAAAGTTTAGATTTTGGATAGTTGTACAGACCGATCTCAACCTACCTATCTTAGTCTGCAGAGCAAGGAGTTCAGGAGTAGATATTTGATTAAAATCTGAATACTTATTAACGTCTCCTAAAATATCGTTAACGAAATTTAAATTAGATCCGAGACCGGGAACTTCTCTTAACAGTATTGCATCTTGTGATGTAAAGAGAGATCCCGTAGTATTGGTATTAAAACTAAAAACTTCTCCGATACTCTTCAACAAGTAGTACATGTTGTACTTCTGTACTGCAGTACCTCCTTGTGTTGGCGCATTCGACTGTGTAACGGCTTGTTGAGGGGGAACAGCATTAGGTCCTACGCCTAAATAAGATCCTATAAAAACATTCGGGTAGGCTGTATATTTATCGATTGCTTGAACTACTAACCCTGCTTGATCTTGTAAAGTATAAAAAGCCGTCTGTGTTGTCGTCCAAGTACTTCTTTCAGGTCGAGGCTGTCTTTTTACGTTTATATTATCGTAAGCGTAAGAAACTACATTACATAAGTCGACAGAATTTAAAGCGTCTAACGCATTAAATAAGCCTGATTGAACTAGGCGTTGACCTACTCTCGGTCTTTCAGGTCTTGTAGGTACTTCTCTATACTGTAACTGTTTGTCAGGCTGGTTTCTAGTAGCTACAATTGTATCCTTTATATCCTCTGGGGGAGTATCGTCAGGTCCTAAAACAGATTGAAATTGCCACGGGGTCGGTAGATTAGTAGGTGGGGGTATTGTTTTGCCGGCATTTCCGCTACCGAACGTTACTTCATTGCGTGCGGAAGGTGCCGGTACAGTTCTTGTTGTGTAACTTCTAGGTTCTCTTGCAGGTTTATTTCCGTAACTAGCAGAAGATCTTCTATCTCTAGGAGGAGAGGGGTTACCCCATAAGATCTTATCGACGCCAATTTGTAGCTCGCCCAGTCCTTTTGAAGAGATCCTGACAATTCTCTCAATACCTCTTGCTATCTTATTCCTTGGCATTACCTGGTAAATGTATTTTTAGAGAGACATGAAGAATTCAATTGAGCTTTAACTCTACTACCTATTCCTTCTAAAACTTTACCTGTATTTACTATTCCAGGAATAGCGGTTTCGAGTTCTTCAGCAGACATTGCTTGCAAAGCTACTCCGAGATTGACAAGTGCGTCGATAAGAAATCCTAACTGAATAGCAGTACTTGTACCGAGTAATACTGGTTCGCCTATACGTGCTGCGTTAAATCCTAATTCTATCTTAGGTGATGCAATAGTAGTTTTCTCGTTCGCATCAACTGTAAAGGTAGCAGGTGAAGAGATTGCAACTCCTTTTTTACCGAATAAAAATATAAAATCATCATAGGAGTGATGTACAACTCTTCCTGAGGTTATAATGACTTGATTACCTAGATATGGAAATTGTGGTTGATACATCTTAACCTTGGTTATTAAGAATTTGATCTTGTTCCTGAGCTGATATGTTATCAGTACTCGTCAGCTGTTGTTGAATAGGTATAGATACAGTATATGTTCTAGATAATACTACATCTAAGCTAGCTAAACTAAAATTATTATTTATATCATCAATTACTATTTGCTGTCCTTGTGTCAAATAAATTGATGAAGGATCTTTATTAATATTTTCTACCGTAGGTAACGTTGTGATATTATTATCAGGTTTGCCTTGTCCGTTTCTTATAATCGTAATAGGATTACCGGGAGTACTATTTTTTGACCAAGGATTTTGATCAGCAGGAATAGGGTTTGTAGATCCGAATCTTATTGAATTCCCCCATCTACCTTCAATAGTTACATCTCCCGTAAACTGTCTCAATGCTTTTATGTCGCTCTTCTCTACGAAATTCGGCCCTAAGGGCATATTTAGTGATCCAGTAGCGGAAGTATTTATTGGCTGGTTTGTTGTGCTACTATCTTGATAAGTACGCTGAACTTTACCTATATAAGCGCTGTAATCGCCGAGGTCTGGGAAAGCGTTGTGATTTGCTAATCCCCATAAGTTGTAGGGTAAGGTATAAAAAAAGTCTCTACGGCCTCTATCTTCGTTCATTTCTCTAGAAGGTCCAGGAAATAATAATACTATTTCGCCTTCTACGGGGTACTGCTTTACTGCCGAATACATCGGTCGAGCTACATTATTACCGCCACTCGCTAAGGTTCTGTCTTGAAGTCCGGTTAGTAGCTGAAAAGTTATTGTCCCTAAATCTGAAGGATCTTTATAATACGGGTCAGGAACGTTTGTTCCAATATAAACAGGGCCTTGTACGACGTGTGTTATACGTGCAATAAGGTAACTGAAACTCGTACTAGGACCGGTAGGCTGAGAGAACGAAGCGAGTTGCTGGGCATATGTAGGGTTAAAATTAGCCATTTTGCTCGCTACTTGGTAATTGTTTAACCTCTTCTTCTTTTAAAGGGGCAGTTGTTTTTTGTATATCACTGAAAAGCATCTCTAGGTCTTTATCGCTAAACATACCATCGGCGCCTGTTTCAGTCTGATTTGCTTTCTGAAGTATTTGGGCAAGCTTAACTAGTGCTTCATCGTTTTTGATATCAGAATCTAAATACCCTTTAATTAAAGGAACTACGACGACAGCATCACCAGGTTCATTGACCATGTTTACGAGCTGATCGGTCAAAGCCTTTATTTGATTCTGTTTAGCTTTATGATTCTTAACGATATCTTTTACGAGGTCAGAATACTTCTTACCGTCGTATAAATCAAAATCTAAACTCATGAGACTCTTTTAAATAAATATCTAACGGGAAAAAATGTCAATCTTCGTTCCCTCTTCCAGATATTTATTCAACATGTCTCTATAAATCTCCTTAAGTACTTTTATTACCTTGGTAATCACAGGAGTAGGAGCATCTGTAATCTCTTTTATATAGATGAAAAGAGCTTTCTTATTAAAAATATCAATATTCTCTCTCCTCTTAAAAAGCTCCAGGATTGCGTCTCCTACTCTAGCTTCTTGAGGTTTTGGAAAGAGTTCGAGGAGTTCATCGTCGATTCTTTGAATAAAAAGATCAATAAAGCTATTAGACTCTAGATCGTCTGGACGCGAAAGAAGTAGTTCATTTGTTATCGTCTTATCTGTTTCTACATCATCTACAGGTGCTTTCCCTTTTAATCTCTTATAGTTATTGTTGTTGTATACTATCAAATACCTCTTTGCAATAGTACCGAAATAAGAATAAGCCTTACCTTTTGTTTGATCGTAGAGATGTAATTTTTCGAGTAAGAAAGCAATTACCTCATGCTTTAATTCATTAATATTATCTACTTCAGTGTAGTAGAATTTAAAAGTATGAATAATATTTTCTGCAAGCTTATAGAAAGCGTAATAAATCTTCTCGTTAAAAATCTCATCTCTTTTAACTTGTGAAGTCTCTTTTCTATAATCTAGAATAGCTTGTTGAGTATCTAGGGTAAAGTAGTCGATAGACTTTTTCGGCCTCCTCTTTCTGACCTTACCGTCTTTAGTAAGCGTAACCTCTATTTCTTCTGGCTTAAAAATGTCTTCAGTCATTACCGCTTATTGAATTGATTTAATCCTTCTTGAATTGCTTTTAAATTAAAAAAAACTTGTTGCAGCTCTTTATCGCTTTCAAGCCAAATTTTATCATCTAAACCTTTTACGGCTTTTTCAGATTCTCCAATCATACTCTGAAGCCCTGCTATAAAATTAGCTTGAGTAATAACCGTGTTTTCTAACTTTACATTTTTACGATAGAGGTTGTAAATAATCCAACCCACAACAGTTAATGCCCATACTGCGAGCATAATCCATCCAAACATATTATAATCCTTTTAGTGCGTTAAGTAATCCAGGATTCTTAGTCCCGATATTCGATAACTTTTTAGCTTCAGCAGCTTGTTTAAATTGAGTAGCAGTAGCAGGTTTTACTTCTTTAGGCTTAGATACACCCACTTTACCGCTCCACTCTTTCTCCCATTCTACTCTAGCTGCAAGAATGTCAGCTTGATGTAAAATATAAGGGAGTGCAGTTCTTAATTTAGATTCATTTTGACTTGAAAAAAGATATGCTTTATTACCATCATCATAAGGTCCGTCATGAGTCTTAATAGCTACAAACTCGTTGAAAGACATTTCAATGCCAGCTGATTGTAAAATAAATAACGATGCATCTTGAATAGGAATAAAAGGTAATTCAGCATTAGGCTTATACATTGCTCCCTGATTCTTTACGTGCCATTCTGAATCATTAGGTAGGTAAGCAGGTTTACCGCCGCGACCTAATTTACCTAGATCGTGATTGATAGCTGAAAACACTAACTCTTCTTGTGTAAACGTAGTCATATCTGCGCCGAATCCTTCCCATACTTCGTATAAAGCAAGAGCTGCTTCTACTACTCTTAATACGTGGTCGACATAACCTCCCGGGAAAGCGTTATGAAAAGCAGTACGTGAAGAGGCTGGAGATAGTGCAAGATTCTCTTCCTGGGCTTGATAGAGGGCTAAAAGTTTAGTAGCTCGAGGTTCTGAAATATGATCCGAAATGACTTGATAAAATTTCTTTAAGTTACTTTCGATCTGTTCTGGTGTTAACATATAAACAGGTTTATATCCTAATATAACAAAACATTAAGATATAAGCAACTTTATTTAAAAGGAATCCTGCTCGTTATTAACTAACGTTTCAATCTCAATAATCTTCTCTTTAATTCTCTCATGCCATTCATCAAATTGCTGCTTAGTAACATTAGGTTGTGAGAGTAAAGAACCAATACCGTTAATAGAACTTTGAAGAGCTTCTAACTTTTTCAGAACGATAGCTTTGTAACGCATTTTATAATAAATTTAAAATTATCTCTACCATAGATTCAATAGACATAGTACCTATTTTCACAGCATTATCTAATGAAGCTTCACCCATCTCTTCATAGGTTTGCGCCCTAAATATGTAAAAAGGAAAAAGACGTTCCACCTCGATTATAACTATAGGATAAACCTCAGTATTTACTATCTCCTCTATCTTATCAGCAAACTCTCCATTTTCATCAGCATCAATAGACGTATACTTTACTCCAGCTTTATCTAACGCACCGATAAGGTCTTTGCAATGACCGCACCCACTAAGCCGCAGAACCGTTACTTTTTTCATTTTTATTTTTATATTTTTCTCTTTTTCTTCTAGAGAGAAATATCATCTTATCTGATGATAAAAAGAAGTTAAGGATTTTTTTTCAGACTTCCAACTTTTTACTCACCTCTTTCTAGAGGATCGGAAGGTTTAGTCTTCATAACATATCCTACCGTTTCATCCATTCTACTCCAGTCTACGCTATTCGCTGCTGTATCTTCCAGTTTTCTATTAAGCTTAGGATCTTTGTTTATTAACTCTTGTATCTGTTTAATGTAAGCAGGATCGGTTATATCTCTATAGTCATCTCCTTCTAGTACACCTAACCTAGTAATAACGGCTGTAGCATTATCAACAAAATATCCACCAGGATTAATCTCCATATGATCTTCATAGTCAGCGCTTTCGTAATGAAAATCGACGCTAACGTCGGCATCGATTATATAATCTTTTCCGAGAATATTAACTTCCCATTCTTCGATTTGAACATCAGTATTACCTTGATCTTCTGCTACTACACCCATGCTAGCATTATTAACCATATCACCTCTTTCATCATCATCTTGCTTCTGCATTTCAGCATCAGCCATAGCTTGACCTACACCTAGAGAGGCGGGATTAATCTCATTCATATCATCCCTATTCTTATTTTCATCTGAAAAGCCATCTTCTGAATCAAACTCATTCAGTAGTGAAGCCTTTCCATAAGCACCTACTTTATTTTCAAACAGCCATTGCTTTAGATCGAAATTATTCATCTCAAGTAAGTTTTAATAAATTCTTCAATATCACTCTG